ATTTATATTTGTAATGTGGACCATTGCAGAAGCATTATCCAAAATAATAACAATCAACGTAATAATGAATTTAGTTTATGTATTGCTGGTAATTAGCGTTGTATACATATTAAAAAATATCTAAGAAAGGAAGTGAAAAATATGTTTAGTAGAAAGCAAAAAGAAATTGATAATTTAAATGCAAGATGTGTTGAATTAGCAAGAATGGTAAGAAACTTAAAAAACGAAAATGCAGATTTAAGAAGTGAAATAGACGAAAAAGAAGACACAATCAAACTAGTAAATAAGTTAATGACAAGTAATCAATATGATAATAATCAAGTAATTAGAAACAAAATAATAGAGCTAACAAGCGACGACCAATCAATTTGTTAACTCCTCAAAAATATTTATATAAATACTCTCTTTGAATATTATAACACATTTTTTCAAAGAGAGCAAGGAAAGGAATGGAAAATGGAAAAAACGACAGGAATTTCAAGACATGTTGATGAACTTGGTAGGGTTGTAATACCAAAAGAGCTAAGAAGAAGTTTGGATATTGAGGAAGGAGACTTGATGGAAATTAGCTTAAAAGGACAAGATGTTATTTTAAGAAAAGTAAATCAAAAATGTTGTACAAATTGCGGACAAGCAGTGGATTTGAAAGATAGATTTTGCAGAAATTGTGGAAAGGAACAATAAAAGATGGATAAAGATTATGATGATTATTTGGAACATCTTTACGCTGAAGATGATAGAAAATATGAGGATGAAGTTTTTGAAAGGATGAGTGGAGAAAAATGTTAAAAAGTTATGAAGAATTAAGAAAAGTAGACGTTAGCCAATGGGTTGAAAAAAGAGATGGTGCAGATTATTTGAATTGGGCAAAAGTAGTTGATTTATTACATGAAAACGGAGCTGAAAAAGTTTATTTTGAACCAATTGCTGCTCAATATAGTGATAGTAGTTTATATATGACAGAGCAAGTTTTTACAGATAATAAAGGAAACACAAATAGAGTTTATGAAACAGCAGTAAAAATAGTAATTGACGATTTGGAATTTATACAAAGAGGACCAGTTACAAATGGATCCAACCCAGTAAAAGATAATTCAATGACACAACAAAGACTATGGAACTGTCAAACGAGATTGTTTGTAAAGGGTGTTGCAATTAGAACTGGACTTGGATTTGATTTGTGGCTAAAAGACGAATTAAAAAGTGAAAAAGACAACTGGGAAGATGATTTATCAAAACATAATATATTCAAAATCAAAGAAAGATGTCAACAGATTTATACACAAAAACTAAAAGAAGGGTTAACAGTAAAGGAAATAGCAGAAAGACTTCATAAAACAGAAGATGAAGTAAAAGCATTATTTAGTTATTTTGATACTTTAAGCAATTTTGAAAGAGATTTAGCAAACATTGATACAAAGTCAAGATAGAAGTTATTATATTGGAGCTTCTGATACAAGTATGGTTGTTGGGAACTGGACAACAAGAACATTTGAAAAATGGTGGCTTGAAAAATTAGGATTATATAAAAATGAATTAACAACAGAAGCAATGCAAACAGGAACAAACTATGAACACAAGATTTTAGACGCGCTAAAAGTAGAAGGACTAAAAAAAGATAAACAGATAATAATTGACAGATTAAGAGTTAATTTAGACGGAAATACAGATACTTGTATTTATGAAGTAAAAACATATAAAGCAGGAAAAGAATTTAAAGTATCAAAACAATATTGGAGACAAGCTCAAGTTGAAATGTATGCAAGTAATATACACAACTTATATATAGTTGCTTATGAATTAAAAGAGAATGATTATATGAATTTTTTTAACGAGATAGACAATGAAAGAATTAAATTTTTGCAAGTAGAATATGATGAGAATTTTATAAAAAATGAATATTTACCTAAGCTAGAAATACTTACAGAATGCTTAAAAAAGGGGGTATTTCCACAATGGTAGGAACAAGTAACAAAATAATAACTTATTTATTAGAACAAGCAAAAGACAAAGAATTTGAATTAAAAGAATATAAACCTAAAAGAAGCCTAGACAGTAATGCATATTGTTGGGTTCTGCTAGGAAAATTACAAGATAAATTGCGTATTCCAAAGGAGGATATATACAGAGATCTAATAAGAAACATTGGAAGTTATGAAGTGATACCAGTCAAGAATGAGGCGGTAGAAAGATTTAGACAAGCTTGGAGTAAGAATGGGATTGGTTGGATAACAGAAATAACGAAAAGCAAATTAGAGCGGCTTTACTAATGTAATTACATATTATGGGTCAAGTGTTTATAACACAGCTGAAATGACCAAATTGATTGAATTATTAGTACAAGAATGCAAGCAGTTAGATATAGAAACAAAATCAGATGCAGAAATAAATAGTTTGTTAGAAAGCTGGGATAAAAAATGATAGTAACTGATTTAAGTAAAAGTTTCAACCCAGTACCAAAATCAAAAGAGAGTCGTCGAAAAAGTAGCCGAAACGACAAAAAGAAAGCCGAAAGCAGACAAGAAGATTTTTGTATAATGCCAAAAAACAAATTATATAGCACAGTAAGAACAGAGATGTACTGTGAGAGACACGAGGTTTACTTTTCAAAGGCTTACAGGCAAAAGAGTATAAATGATGGCTTAATAGTATTTTTAACTAGAGAAAGTCATCGTGGAACGAATGGAGTACATGGTAAAAACGGAGACAAATTAAATAGACAATTAAAGAGATTAGCAGAAAAAGTATGGACAAGTTATTACAAAAAAACAAAGGAAGAATTTATAGAGAGATTTGGAAAATCAAATTAGGAGGAACAAGAAATGAATAATAATTTTAAAATATTAATTGAATCAGAAGAAGATGGAGCAAAAATCGAAATAAAAGGAACAAAACCAAAATTAATGTCAGCATTAGCAAATTTAGTGTCAAATATGTTAGAGAAAACAAACTTATCAAAAGAAGAAATAAGCTATGCAGTAAAAGTTGGATTGATGTCTGATGAGGAACTTGAAAAAGAAAAAAATCGAAATACAGAAGAACTAAAAACAAAAGTAGAAAAACTAATTAAACAAATATTTGATTAAAAACAGCAGGGATAAGACATCAGTTTTATCCCTAATTTTGTACGAAAGGAGAAAGCAAAATGTACAGTGTTCTTATTATAGAGTCTAGTAATGTTTATGACTTTTTTGAAAATGCTGTAGATGGGATAAGATATGACAATCTATCAAAAGAAGAATTAGACAAATTAATAGAATTATCTTTAAGACAAGATTTTTCAGTTGTAGTACAGAAATATGAAAATGAGGAATAGCTATGGAAGGTTGGATAAAATTGCATAGAAAAACACTAGATAATCCAGTTGTGACAAAAGACGGAGATTACTTAGCAGTATGGATATATCTGTTACTTAATACTACACACAAAGAATATGATGTGTTATTTAAGGGGAAAAGAGTAACATTAAAAAAAGGTCAATTGTTAACAGGAAGAAAAACAATATCAGAAAAATTGAAGATTGATGAAAATAAAGTACAAAGAATTTTAAAAACGCTTGAAAATGAACATCAAATTGAACAACAAAGTAGCAACAAAAACAGACTAATAACAATAGTTTCGTGGGATAAGTACCAACAAGATGAACAACAAAATGAACAACAAGTGAACAACAAGCGAACAACAAATGAACAACAAGTGAACACAAACAAGAATGTAAAGAATATAAAGAATGATAAGAATGTAATAACAACAGTAGGCGACAGTTGTGTTGACGGTTTACAATGTATTATTGATTTTTATCAAAATAACATAGGATTAATTACGCCATATGCACTAGAAGTTTTTACAGACTATGCAAAAGAAATGGATAAAGAACTAATTGTATTAGCGATGAAAAAAGCTGTAGAAGCTAATAAAAGAACTATTCAATACATAAAAGGCATATTAAATAATTGGTCTAAAAAAGGAATAAAAACAGTGTTAGATGCAGAACAAGAAGACAAGAAGTTTAGAAAAAAAGATAGCCAAATGGCAGAACAAAGAGAATATGAAAGTTTAGATTTTTTATATCAAAATTTAAACTAAAGGAGAGTGAAACAAATGAATGAAATGAGTGAAGAAACAAGAAGAGAAGCAAACGAAAAAGTAGATAAAACCAAAAGAGAAATACAAGTATTGCAAATATTAAGTGAATATAAAGAACTAACAGCAAAGCAAATAGCGAGGTATATGGCATACAGAAATTATACAAAAGAGATAGATTACAACCATGCAAGACCGAGGCTTACAGCATTATTAGAAAAAAGACAAGTATGTATAGTGGGCAAGGAGTTAGACATAGAAACTCACTGCAAAGAAGTAATATATCAAATAACAGAATTGGGAAAAGAGAGGTTAAAACATGTTTAAAGTAATATTAATAATTTTATTATGTGTTTGTGTCTTTGAAGCTGGAGTGATGCAAGGGGAGAAAGATACACTAGAAAGAGTAAAAGATTATATAAAGACATCAAAGAATTGGGATGAATTTATGGAAAAAATATCAATAGAATTTTTGCAATACAATTTCAAGGAGTAGAAAATGATATATAAATATCCAAAGTTAAGTGGAATATGTAAAGAAGCACTAGAAAACAATTTGTGTTATGGATGTTCAAAATTGGAATTAGAACGGATTTAAAGGACAAGCAAAATGTGATCTAGTGCAAAATAAGAAAAATATAGATTTAGGAGAGCAAATGAAAATATGAATAAAGTTGAAATACCATTTAGGCTACCGAGTCTAAATCAATACATAAATGAGTGCAGGAAGAATAGATTTGCTGGAGCTAAGATGAAGAAAACAGTAGATAGTGACATTGCATATTATATAAATCAACTACCGAAATATGACAGACCGGTTAAAATACATTTTATATGGGTAGAGGAGAACAAAAGAAGAGATTTAGACAATGTATGTTTTGCTAAAAAGTTTATATTAGATTCAATGGTTAAGGCAGGTAAATTAAAAGATGATAATAGAAACTATGTTGTAGGCTTTGAAGATAGTTTTGAATATGATAAAGAAAGTAAAGTTATATTGGAGGTAGAAGAAATATGAGTGATTTAACAGATGAAGAGATAATAGCAACAAGAAGATTACACGGATTAAATGATGATCTATTTAAGATAGAGAAAAAAATAAATAAACAAGAAAAAGAGTTAAATGATTTAGATGAGTTTGCAGACTTATTGAGACCAGAACAGAGATATTATACAAACATAATCAAAAGACTAGTTGAAAATGCTAGAAGTGGAGGTAAACAATGATAATATTAAGTCAAGATAAATTACAAATATTTAATTTTAGAACTGCAAAAAATATATGGATAGAAGAGGAAGAGGTTGAAATAAATCAAATTGAGCAGATAGTATATTCGATTTATATAGATGGGGAGATAGTAGGAGCATATGAAACAAAAGAAAGAGCAAAAGAAGTGCTACAAGAAATAGTAAAAAACAATTCAATATTTAATTATTTTAAATGCGTAAATTCAGAAGTACAAGAAACAATTGCGGGAAGCTTTATAAGAGCCGATTTCATGTTTGATGTATATGAAATGCCAGAAAAGTAGGTGGAGCAAATGGAAGATAAAATTGAAGTAGGAGAATATGTGAAAACTAAAGAAGGGATAATAGCTCAAATTAAAAATATAGACTATGAAGCTGATATATATAGATTTGATAGAACTATTTATATCAATGATTTTGGAATGAAAAACGATGTACTTTATAACAATGAAATGTTTAAAAAAGTGGTAGTAAAACACAGCAAACAACTAAAAGATTTAATAGAATCTGGAGATTTAATAATTTATAGATTAAGAGGATTAAAACATCAATGCAAAGGATTCATAAGAATATATAAGGATGCAAGAAGCGGAAAAGAAAATTTAGGAATAGATTATTATAGTTTAGAACAAATTGAAATTATAAAGATTTTAACTCATGAACAGATAGAGGCTAATTGCTATAAAGTAGGAGGAGAAGATGAGCGTTAAAGGAAAAGTAAAAAAATTAAATAAAGAACTTATAAAATTAAGAGATGATTTAGAAACAGAAAGATTATCAAATAGAAGATTAAGAAAAAAATTAGATAAACAAATCGAATCTAGTGTTTATACTAGACAATTAGAAAATATAGTAAAGTTTGCAATAACTAATCAAATTGGAGGTATGAGAGGTGGAATGCAAATAGAAAGATATGGAATAGATAAAATGCAAGATTTAAGACTAAGGATAGATTATCAACCAGAATTTAACAGTTATATAATTAGAGTTAATTATTAGGAGGAGAATAGATATGTGTGAATACTGTGAAAAAATAATAAATAATAAAAAAATATTAGATATAG